TGTTGCTGTCGCTAAAAAATTCAAAAAATCCTCTGTCATTGTCTGTGCCCAAGATATCTTGTGCTTGTCTACGGAAGTTAGCATCTAGTATCTGTGATTCATTTCTAATTAACATTTCTAACGGATTGGTGTTGTATGTAAAGTTGGTGTTGTATATGTGTGCAATTATTGCCTCTTGTAATAATCTTTGTCCTGTGAATTTTTTATCACCCTTGTATACAATTTTTAAATTTTCATATGTGTCTTGTATCTGTCTGTTGAATTCAATAACATTTTTAATTTCAAGGGCCCCCGCATTTATATTTTCCAATTGTTTTTTATTAGGTTCAATGTTGATGTTTTCTAGGAAGTCATCGAGATACGTGTTACCGGTCTCTGGATTGACATCTTCCAACTGACGATTTTGTGTTGCAAGGTCCTGTTGTAACCTGTTGTAGTCGTTTTCAAGTCTTGCTCTGTAACTGTCATCAATTACATCACCAATTTCTTTCAACTTATTTTGGAATATTTTCCAACAATTATCTGCTGACATTATGTCCTCCTACACACGTTGTATTCACGTGTTGCTGTTTCTGTTGCTTCTCTGTCTTTTATTTTTTTGAATTCTGCTTTCAATCTATTTTTTACTGCTAATATTACTTCTCTATTAACACCAGCACCCCCGTCTAATTTAGATTTTGTAAGATTTGCATCTATGTCTCCAATGTCAACTAGATCGTTGTCTCTGATAGTTAACCCTAGGTCGGCAAGTTGTTGTTGGTCAAACTGTTCCGTAATGTTTGTGACTGCTTGTGATCTTGTTGTTGTTGCTGTCTTAACATTTTCTAATGTTTCAGGAGTTCTTCCTGCATCAACTTCGTTTGTGTTATCTATCCTGCTGACAACACGCAATCTGTTTTCCACATCTTGCTGTTTGTTTGGTTGTAAATTTTCATCCAGTTGTGTGTCTGCATCATTTACTTTGTTTGTTTTAACTGTGTCTATGCCGGGATCATTGCCCGAATCTGTTAATTTTTTCCTAATTGTTTCTATGACTGCTTTTCTTTCATCCTGATCTACGATAACAGTTCTCTTGCCGTTTTCATTTCTGATCACCTTACCAATGTTTTCGTCTAGATTAATACCACGCACTGGGTCGGGCTCAATCTCAAATTTTGTGTCTTTTACAATAAACAGATCTGATAAATCATCCAATGACGTCAGATTCTCGTCCGTGTCTGTTTTGAATATTTTCCTTATAAAACTTGGTGCCGCTTCTTGGCTACGTGTTTTTTTGATCTGGGCCGCTGAATCATTTGCAAACTTGTCAAGGCCTTCTCTGTTGGTTGAAATATTTTTTTGTGTGTTTGTGTCCTCAATCCTAAATTTTACTTCTGTGCTTGACCCTTTGCTGATTGTTGGTAATATTTTTGTTAGTCCTTCTGTTGGTCCACGTAACACTATGGTACCATCTAGATCCGTCACAACTTCAATAAAATCTTTTGACGTTGTGATGTTGGCACCGTCTTCTGTATTTCGAAATATTTTACCCGACGTGTCCACATAGAAGTTTTCTATGCTTGTTTTGTTGAACTTGAAATCTCTAATGTTATCAAATCCATCGTCTTTGATACGCACTGTGTTGTTGTTGATCAAATCTTGTATTGTAGTTTCTATGTCATAATCACTGTGTTTGTTTCTTCTAGAAGCAATCAATTGATCAGCAACTGTTTTTTTGCTGTTGCCAAAATTCATTGCTCTCATGGCAGTGGGTAATCCGCTGAATGCACCATACAACACGGCACCTGCACCAAAGGCAAAAGCCGCATTCACTGCCGCTTCTTCTATGCCGTACTCTTGTCCCCTGACTTGATATGCATCTTTCATTATGGGATATAAACTTGTTTCTATACCTGCGTTGACACCACCCACTATGGCCGCTTTCCTTAAAAACGTAGAACCAAATTTTGCAATTGGTAATGGCACGTAGTTGATTGGATCTGCGAATGCACTTGACAGCATACCAGTGAACTGTCCGACCGTGCCGTCAAACCCTGTGCTGTTGTCTTTGGCCACCTGCATCTGTTTGGATAGATCCAATGATTCGTGTGCTCTCCTCACAACTTCGTAATTCAAACCCTCGAACCATTCTAGGCCTTCCACGTACAATGGATTTTCTGGATTCCATTCTGATTTGGGTATGCCTGCATTTTTCTGCATTTGTGCATTTTCAAGTATCTGGCTGTCACTTAATAATTTTAGTGTGGTGTGTTCCCAACCTGATTTGAAACCCAATCCAAAGTTCTGCCAAAAGCCTTGGCTTGTTGGTAACGCTTCTCCTGGTGTGTCTGCACGTAATGGTTTTGGTGCTGTTAGAGCCACTATGCTCCTCCTTCAAACTCTTGTGTGTCTGCTCTCTGTGTGAACACTGGTGCCGCTCTCACAACATCGGTCAATGCCTGTAACACTGACATCTGTATGGGCATGTCATTGTTGGTTGTTAGGTTCTGTATAGAATCAAAATTTTCTTTCCAATATTTTTTAACATATGTTCTGACACGGTCATCTTTTAACGCTGACAGGTATGTGCTGTTGCCACCCAACCATGACAGCATAGCATCGTCGATGTTTGCACTGTTTTTCAATGCAAGGCTGATACCGTTTGCTACAAACTGATCGGTGCTTGTCAAAGTTGCACCGTTGTTCAAGAATAGATTTCTAGTAAAACTGTCTTCATATATGCTCTGTTGTGGTGCACCAAAATTGCCTTGCGGATCTGTGGTGTCAAACAACAGGTTGTTGTCCATGACATATTTTGCAAACTTGTCACCCCATTGGTCCACTGTGTCATCAAATTCCATTTCCTTTGGTCCAAGTCTTGTGTTGATCGTCCTTGCACTCTTGCCGTCATTGGATGCCACAAACTTGCTGTACCAGTTTGGATTGTTGTTTTCGTAGTCCCATGTGAATTCTTTGTTCTCTGCCACCACTGCATTATTTTTGTCTGGTGTCACAAAAAACGTTGCATAAAAATTATCTGTTTCACTGCTGGGCAGTTTCTGTGTGATTGCGGTACTGCTGATGTCATTGCTCATTTTCAACACCAGTTGTCCATTCACCTGCACCAATTTTGCATCATCAAGTAGATCAACCCATTGTTCATATGTCTGTCCATCCGCGAGTGTTATACCATATCTGTGTGGATTTTCTTTTATGTCATTTACAAGTTTTGTAATAGTGTTTTGCCTTCCTGCATTCGTACCGTCAGCATCGGTGAACTGTCCACCGGCCATGTTTCTACTCATCAATGTATAGCCCTCACCTATGCCGTGTGTTATCCTTACTGTGTTACGTTCTATGAATGATTTTGCGTTTTCTGTTGCTTCAGCGAGTTTCACACCGTTGGCTATGTCTCTTCTAAACAGTTTGTGTGTTGTGTCTATGATGCTCTTGCCAAATCCACCCGTTGCATCTATGCCATCACCAAAGTCATTCTGTATCAGTGTGTTGATCGCGGATGTTACATCTGCTTCTGAAAATTCTGATGATCTAAATTTTTTGTATTCTTCGCTCTTCTGTATCGCTTCAAACAATGCCTTGTTGTCCGCAGGACTTGATCCCGGTATGGTGATCAACTCTTGCAAGAACATGTGTGAATAGTTGTCATGATTTTTACTGCCTATGCCCTCTGACATGTAACTGGATGTGTAATTTTTTTGTCTTGATCTTAAATTATTAACTTGTTGCTCGTATGCATCATACCCTTGTAGCATCGAATTGTATATTGCATCCATTTCTCTTGACCCTTGTACCTTGCTGACCCTCATGCCTCCTGGTGGGACACCCATGTTTTCTGCAATAATTTTCTCCATCATTGCACTGCCTTCTGCTGTGGTCGTGTCAACCTCGTAGCCCAATTTGCCTATGAAATAATCTGTGGGATTGTTACCTGGTTTGAATGCTTCTATTTTTGCTTTTTCTTCTTCCTTGACTGCTTCCAATTGTTTTTCTAATAGATCAATTTGTTGTGCGTCTTGATAGTTGCTGGCATCAAGTGCATCGATCCTTGTCTGCAGGTCAAATTTTATGTTGTTGATCTGTGCAAGTGGGGTGACTACTGTGAGTGCCCTGAACTTGCCAATCTCTTTGGCTTTTGAAAATTTTAATTGTGCCTCTTGGATATCAGCATCGTCGAATCCCGCGGCTATCATGTCTTCCAATGGGAACACCACTGAATCTGCCACCAGTTTGCCGTCTTTAATTAAAATACCAATTTCTGCATTTGTCAATTGTTCGGCCACCTTGTCGTTGCTGAAAGTGATCTGATTACGCAAACCAACGAATTGTTTTTTGTTTTCTGTTTCTAATGCTTCTACCACTGTGCCATATGTGCTGATTTCATCCAATGATAATACACTGCCACCTGGTATTGCAAAAGCATATCCCTCTTCTGGGTCACCCAACGGATTGCCATCCATGGTGTATGTGCCATCAGCGATTGATGCCTTCAGTGCCGCTATGGATTCTGGACTGTCTTTGACCTTGCTGAAGTCTGCTTGTATGAATGCACTTATGATGTCTGTTCTGTGTGCATTTTTTAACTTCCTCATGTCAGCAACACTCAAATTGAAATCTTGTTTCAGCACTTCATACTTGACTTCTAGGTCCGCAAAGTAATCTTGCAGTGTGTCTGTGTAGCCTTGGTTGGTTACACTCAATGCAAGTTTCTTGACTATGTCACTGGTGTTGTTTTGTATGACTTCTAGATTCTTATCAAACTGGTCGGCACGTTGGTTTGCCTGTACCTGTAGCAGTTGGTTGTTCCTGGCCTTGTCAAAACCCAAACCCAATTGTGGTTGTAGATTGCTGGGTAAAGTTGACAACCAGTTTTCTTTGTATCTTTCAGAAGCCTCTGTGAATTTTTCTGGATCCAGTTTGTGTTTCTCACTCAACTGTAACAGTTCATTTTCAAGTTCTGCACTCTTGCTGGTGATGAATGCCGCGTTGGCACCTTTCTGGAATGCTTGTGCTGTCACACTGAACGCACTGGTTGGACCCACATAGTTTTCACCTTTTGCTGTGGCTTCCTGTTGTGCGGTGAGTCCTTTTTCGTATGCCCTTTGACTTGCAATCTCCGTGTCCAACTTTGTTGCTATGTTGGTAATGTTTTCAACGATCTTGACTGCACCCTGTCCTGGTGTTGGTGCCCTGTATGTTGATTGTGCTGTTAGCCCACCACCCTTGAACTGTGGTATCTTAATACTTTTTGCCATTAACTACTTCCCTCTGTTGCTGTTCTTATCCTGCTTATTTTTGATATTTCACTGTTGGGTCCTGTGTTTGGTGTAGCACCTTGTGTGGTAAGGATATCCATAAATCCTCTTGTGCCTAATGTGGTTGCGGCCGCTGTGTAGCCACCAATAATTGCATTTTTAGATTCTTGATTTAGTATATCTTTTTGTTGTTCTTTGCCAAGTATTTTTTGACTTGTGTTGAAAGCATCAATGTAAACATTTTCTGCAAAATTACTTGCAGTCAATCCTAACACGTCTGCGGGTGATCCTTCTATTGTTGTACCTGTCACACCATATAATGCACGTTGTTTACCTATGGCTTCAATCATCTCTCTACGTTTCTGTGCTTTACGTAAACTGAATGCTGACTTCTCTGTTGCTATTTCAAAATTAACAAAATTTGCTTTCTGTGCCAATATTTGTGAATTCATGTAACCTTGTAATATGTTACCACCGGCACTGATTGCTGGTAACACAAATTTTGCCGCGTTGGCTAGTGTTGACAGTGTTGATGTTGTTGATGCTGTGGTTGTTGCCGCGGCACTTACTCCACCGGATGTGGTTAATAATGACGATGCGGCCGCTCCACCTGTTGCGTAGATTGCCGCTCCTATTAATGCTGTTTTAATTAATTGATTCCTTGGTGCACACATGGTTAAGTTCGTTTCCTCTCGACTATAAAAATTTGTTCATTGCCCTGGAAATACCGGTCAATCTTGTTAAACTTTAACATATTTAACCATTTCACGCTCTGATGGTGTCTGCTCCACACCTGTACCAGGTGTCGTTTGTCAGGGTGTTTCTGCATACTTCTTTTGATCAGTTGCTCGGCCTCACCTGATATCCTGATGAAGAAATCATTGGCCAACGGTGTGCCTATGAACCAGTACCACACTTCATCTCCTATCACGTGTGTGCCCGCGGCCAGGAAAGGTATGTCATGGCACGTGCCAGTGACCCCGTCTTCCAGGTCATCGAACTTCCTGATCAGCCTGTCCCGTGTGTATCCCATCAAGGTTATCTCCTGCAGGTCCACGTCTCGGCAGTTGTTGATCACGTATTCGTAGTGTTCAAAATTTAATGGATGTCTGACCGGTTGTCTAACCAGCGTCTTGGAGTTTGCCTCCAGCGAATTTAACTTCATTAGTCATACTTAACAGGGTGCATGATAACGGTTCGTCACTCTTGAATGTTGTCTGCGGTGTGGTAGCGTAACCGCTCAACCTCACACGTTTCTGTCCCGTGAAACCATCTATGCCTTGGTTCAACAGTGATGTGCCAAATGTCCTGAATGGTACCACTATGTCATCCACCTTGCAACTCTTTGTGTTTTGTAATTGTAATTCACACAGCACTTTCCTGACCTTCTCACCCAGTGTGCTCTGTCCATTTGAATTGAAAACGATTGGTAAAGTTTTTGCTGTGCTCTCGTAGTTGTGTCCAATCTGTGTTGATGAACTTGATCTTGTAAGTGCAAAATTACCAGCCGCGTCCACTGTAATTTCAGGATGTAACAATCCATCCGCGACCACCTTGACTGTCCTGCCTTCCAGTCCCTGTGCACCTTGGAAACTCGATCCAGTGATGCTGGTCGTGTGGTATGAGTCAAGGAATACGTCATCCTCTGACCATTTCTCCAGGAACACACCCGCGTTCAGGGTTGATCCGTCGTTGTCGTATCTCTGTACCAGGGTGTACAACCTGTCATCGATCACTGTTAGGTCTTTGAAGTTGCCATCAGTGGTAAACTTCATCCAACCAACAACTGAAAATTCTGTGTTGACACCTAACACACCCAGGCTACCGTCTGCGTTTGTGCAGAACACGTAGTTGGTGTTGGTGTTAGCGTAGTTGGTCAATACCGCTATCCTGTCAGCACCTGCCAGTATGTCATGGTGTACCAGCGAGTAGTTCTTGGCCGAGTATGCATCCGTGTTGAAGTTGTACACGAATGCCCTCAACTGTTTGCCACCCTTGGCCACGAATAAAACTTCATTGTCAACGATCTTTGGTGTGGTCACCCCTGATCCTATGCCGTACCCTGTCTGTTTCCTGACCAGCACGTTGCTTGGTGTCACAGGTTCTCCTGACATGTCAAACTCACCGTCTGACGTGAATATGAAAAGTGATTGTTGCGACACAAGGTGTCTGATAGCGTTGACACTGTCTGACGCTATGGTGAATTGTATGCCAGCGTCATCCGTGATCGCTCCAGTGACGTCTCCGTTGTCGTCCACGACCCTGGTGTAGTTGTCAAAGTTGAAAAAGTCTCCGGACTGTGATCCAAAGAGCGTCTGTGGTTTGTCCCTGCTTCCCCCAAACATCAGTCTGTTCTGGTGGAAAGTGACCGATCTCGGCCAACCACCTCCCAGTGTTGTGGATAGATTACTGAAAGCATCTATCTCCCACTCGTGTCCTTCAGCGGCTTCGTTGTCAACCAGGTCGTAGATGATATCACAGACTGCCACGGTTGAACTTGTGATTGATGTTATCTGTGCCTGTCCACCGTTAATGTCTATCTTCATGTTGACGTGTCCATCCGGCCATGCCGCGTCGACCCAAGCGTAACTGCCTGATGACAGTGTGAAGTTGATGTTGTTGCCAGAAGCACTGGCTGGTGTCAGTGTTGTGCCAAAGTTGAAGTTGGCCTGCGGTAGATGATCAAAAGAGAGATAGCCACATGTCCAGTCACTGTTGGTTGCACCCCTGACCAGTTGCAGTGGTCTAACATCTGGATGTACCAGTATCATGTAGTCAAAACTCTGTGTGAATCTTATGTCCGCTATGTTTGAAGTTGTTATGGGAAAAACGTTGCCATCTGACCCGTTGGTCAGCACCGCTACTCTGACATCTTGGTAATATATGTGTATCTTGGCCGCGTCACTGTCGTGTGCTGGCTCAAGTATGATCACGTATTCTTGTCCGTCAGCGAATTTGAAAGGTATCAACCTCGATGATACATGGAAACCTGCTGTGGTCAACGTTGATGAACCATCTGGTTCGGTCGTGTTGTCTGGATCCGCTGATATGAATTGGAATCCCCTACGTTTCTGTATGCCACCCTGTGGTAATATCAGGAAATTTGACAGTTCTGCCAACCCTGCCCTGTAGATCGGTGTGTCATTACGACCAAATATGTTTGGTCCTACCTGTCCCTGCGTGAAATTAGTTTGCGAATATTTTCTTATTGTCATCTCTAGGTATTACTGTGTCTTAACCTTCTGTTGGTCAGACCTGTATTACCCAAATGTGCTTCAACATATCTGCCCGGTGGTACTATGTTATGTGGTGGATTCTCCTGTCCGTCCGCTATCCTGGCCGCTCGTAGTTTGGCTTGGTAGTCTCCGGCCAATCTCTGTGTCAGTGTGCCCACTCCAGTGATCGCTTCGTTGATCTCCAGTGCCACTTTGGCTATCAGTGTCTCTATGAAGAACACCGGCATGTCATCTTCCACTATGTTTTTGACGTATTCTATGTTCAGTGTCTGCTCGTTTGAGAACACTTTGGCACCTTCTATGCTGTAATCTTCCTGATAATGTCCATCAGTGTCAAAGAAACCCTTGATCCTAATTACGTCACCTGGTAGACTGAACACGTATAGATATGATTTGTTGGTTGGTGTCTCGTTTAACCTGTTCAGTGCCTTGTTGGTTATGGCAAAATTCCAGAACGTGTAGTATAACAGACCGTTCCTGACGTTGTCATACATGGTTGAACACACGTTTGCCTCGTGTGATCCGTCTGTGAATGAACCTATTGTTGCGGCACCACATTTTGTTAGTGCTTGGTTTGATATTGAAACTTTGCTTTCAGCCATGGTTGAAATCCTTTATTCTATTATTTAGCGGACATAAAAAAAGACAGGCCCCACAATCCAATTGGAGGCCTGCCTTGATGTAGACTGAGGGGTCGCAGATATTACTCTGTGACCTCCACTTTTACAACACCGTCTGCATCGATCACAGTTGAACCACCAGACATAGTACCAAGTACTAGGTGTGATGCCTTCTGTGCAACGTAGTCGATTCTAGTTGTGATGTCCTGTGCTAACGCTAGACCTACTGAATCTTTGTGTATCGCGTAACAATCTCTTTGAACAGAATTTTTTGTTAAAAGAGTTGACATGATCACTCTGAAACCGAACACATTTGGAATGTATCCTGAAGTAAGTGCAGTGTTTGATACTAAACCATCAGCCGCTGTAACAAGGTTACTGTCTGTTAATAAGTCAGTCAACGCTTGCGGAGAGATGATGATGCATCTGTCGTTAGTTGGGATGTCAAGAGCGTTCATCGCTTCATGCACTTCTAAAAATTTCGCTTTAGTAAGTCCAGATCCCGCTGACACCTGTGTAGTTGGTGTAGAGGCATCTAATGCGTCGATGATCTCTTGGTCTACCGCTCTGTTTAATCCAGAAGCGATCGCTCCTGCAAACGTGTTTCTCAAGTCTATGTTGGTTTTGAAGCCATCCATGTCGTCAATGTACTCACCAGAGTGGTAATTGTTAAGTGTAGTTGTTACAACACTGTTCTGTGCTGTACCACCTGTGTATGCTCCTGAACCCGCGAAAGATTTGCTCGAATCAGACATAGCAGTGATATCTTCAAATCTTGCTTTGTTCTTGATTGAACCACCTTTTGAAAGTTTGTGGAACTTGTAAGTTGAACCAGTAACGTTTCTTACAACTCTTACTG